ACACGGGTCAGTTGATTTTGTCAATGGGTTGTTTTTAGATTTGTAAAATGAATGGGTGTTTTATTAAAAGCGCACCCACACAGGCTTTATGGGGATATATAAAGGGGGCGCAAATCCCCTTAACTTCAATGCCACCCAGGGTAATTTACATACAATTTCAAACCCTTATTAATCGTATACTATTTATAATAAACAAATAGAATTATAATAGACAAATAAAATTAAAATAAGTAAGTAGACGTACGTAATCTAAAGAAGCAAAACAAGAGAAGTAGGAGACTATATAAATTTAAAATAATTGTACCCTGCACCTCATTAAACTCAAGGCTTAAATGCACTCACTATCGTTCGGCCTTGACTTTAACAAGGACACTGCACCGGCTCTACCAGTTACCATAAACCAAAGGACTGTGTTCCTGGGTCCTTCCATTGTCGAAATTTATATATTAGTAGTATAGATTTCAAAATCTACAATACAAAGGAGGTGTAAAAGTATGGTAGAAGAAACAAAGGATACAAAGAAATATCCATACACTGTTAAATCGAGTTTCTACAAAAAGTACAATGCATTTGTTAAAAGTCAAATGGAAAGTACTTGGAACTTCGTAACTAATGAACCTACAGTATATGCAGAATCTTCAGAACAAATGCATATGCTAAAATGGAATGAATTTGACGAAATGTGGAATAACTTAGATGAATCAACTAAAGAGTTAGTCAAAATCAAAACTAAAGAACACTATATCAAATTCATTAAATCATTAGAACAAGAAGTATTCCCAATTCTAAGTAAAGAATTAGGATTACAAATATCAAAAAAAGAAGATTAGGCTAAAGCCTAATCTTCTTTTTTTGTGTCAAGGGGAAATTATAATAGACGAATAATTTTATTAAACGGACACACGAATAGAATACAATCGATGGTCGCAAGTGCATTAGAGCCGTAATCGAAATGACGAGCGACAAGACTGCAGAATGACACTGTATGTTGTGAATCGTTAGGTGAGCCCTGGTTTTTTACTAGGCAAGAGAGCCCGTTACTAGCCGTGAAAAACGCCGTATTGATTTTGATACAGTTATTGTATCATATTTATAACTAGAATTCCCTTATATATCAACAAGTAAACAGTTTTTGTATCAATTTAAAGATAATTGACGAGTAGTCTTACAGAGGTTTTTTACCAAATTTTTTGATGATACAAAAAATAGGGCCTTTTGTACACCCAAACTTTTTGTTGAAATGTTATTACTGTCTGTAAATATTCATTTTTGATACAAATATCGTATCAACACCATACTTCAAAAATTCAATGATACAAAATATGTATCTATTTTTAATTTTTTACCCCTTTAATAACTTTTAGAAAAAGAGTTTTTCGGTACAAATTTTGTATCAGAAATTCATAAAAAATAAACAAGTAGTTCTAAAATTGATACGAAAACTGTATCTTTACTAATAATATCAACAAAAAATAAATAAAAAATAATCTAAATTGTTTTCAAATTACAGGCTAAAGCCTAACATATTTAGAACCTGTTGCACAAAAATCTTAGGGCCCCTACCCCAAGATCAAAGCCTCCGGTTTTGTACACCAGAACCTAAACATGTTCCCCAGAGGGTGTAATTTAAAAACAATTTTAGATTATATAATAATAAAATAATAATAGAAAGGATGTGATTAAAAAAATGAAATTAATATTAGACTTAACAATAATTTATTTAGCCTAAGTTTAGCCTAAGCCTAAGCCGAATGTTAAAGAACTTCAGCGAGTGAAGTTCTTAGTATATAAGAATTTTAGTTTAAATGTTTAATATGAAAGGAGAAATGAAAAATATGAAAACATTAAAACCAATTCTAGGTATAAAAGATGTAGTAATCCTAGATGCTACAAAGAAAGGTACTGCTGAAAGATTTACAATTACAATCGAAATGCAAGTAAAAGGTACAGAAAGAACATTTAAAGATGTTTTATTCTACGATGCAAATAACACTACAAGAACTAGTGTTTTACCTGCAATTTTATGTGCATTAGCAGAACAAACAGGATTAGCAATCAACAAATTCAGAACTGAAGATGAAGATGGTTATGAATGGAATGAAGATGTAGTTTTAAAACACATCAAAGGTAAAGAAATTACAGTTGAAAGAACAAGTGTAATATCTGAAAGAAATGGTCAAACTTACTACAATGTAAATTATAGACCAGAAGTTGAAGCAGCAGTAGAGTTATAATACTCTACTCTGTTTTAATTAATTAGAAAGGAATTAAGAAAGTGAAAGTAATTAGTGAATACAAATTAACTCAAGAACAAATTAAACAATATAGAGATAAAGGTTACGAAGTTTATTATGGATATGAAAATCCAAGTATTAGACCTGGTGAATCAGTAGGTATATTATTAGATACAATGTATACAAGTACAATAAATCTAATAGAAAATCTACTACACAGAAAAACTAAATCAAACATAACTTTAAAATATAAAGATAAAACTTATAACATAAGTGTTCCAAATGAATGGACTCATAAATATTATGAAGATAATCACTGGATAACTATTGAACACCCTATACTTACAATGTATAAAGAAAAAAGGGCAGATTATTTTGAACAAAAACAAATTGAAAAAGATAAAGAAAATACAGACTATGTCTTAAATTATTTCCATAATCAAATACCAGAAGACTTAGATGTAATATTAAATAACTTTTCAAGATTGTATGAAGTAACTTATGAAGATAATCTACAATCAAAACTACTTGCATATGCAAGTATCAAATATTATTTAGAAAATGATATTGAATATTCAAAAGATATAATGGGTGTTAATCCAAATGAAGAACCTGTATTTGAATGTATATCATTCGGTGATGAAACATACCTAGAAGATATGATATACAAAGAAAGCAATATATGATATAATTATTATAGGAGGTTAATATGATAATTGATTACAAAGATATTACTTTGGAACAAGCAGAAAAATTAAAGAACGCAACATGCGATGGAGATTCTAAAACTATTATTATAAAGGAGTAAAGTTACATGAAACTATTAAGTACAAAGCGTTATGAAGAATTACTTGAAGCAGAACTGAAAGTTAAGCAAGCAGGTAATGAAGTTCAAAGAAAGGAATTTTGTATTCAAAGAAAACAAAAACTAATTAACACCATTGAAAAGAAACTTAAGAAACTTTCTAATAAATCTAAGAAAGAAGAATATCAAAAAACATTCAAAGATATACAAGAAGAAATAAATAAATAGACTACCTATCAGTAGGTAGTTTGAAATGTATGACGCTTACACTTTCAGTCGTATGTTTCAAAGTACCTACTGGTGCTCTGAGTTCCAGATCTCAGTAACAAAACTGATATTATTAGATAGCATTATATATTTAACGACAACAATTCTTTATTATTCATATAGTAACACTCATATTTTTATACTAATATGGACATCTATACTACTATTATTCTATTATTATATACTATATCGGTTAGTTGAATATATAATTAAGGCTTTAGCCGAGGCGCATAACTGTAAACTAGTAAAAGTATTATTGCTATTCGGGAGATTAGTATCGTAAGAGTAAACCTAAACGACTTGAGTTACCAAGATAATACACTCGTTAATAATATATACTGTATCGTTGTTGTTGCTATCGCACAACGGTGCGTATGGTATTACCAATCAGTTCCCCATCTGATTGTTAATATAGATATATCTATATGATATAAATTTATAAGGAGGTCATGAGAATGGCAAAAGCAAAAGTTTTAGATGACAAAGTTGTCATCACTTCAGATGTTTTAACTAACGAAAACATTGAAAGGGTAAGCATTTTAAAACCATCAGTATTAGTTTTAAAAGATGAAGAAACAAACACAACATTATACGAAGTTGCAATGGGAGAGTTTAATTCTATTACATCTTATGGTGCAATCTTTAATGATGGTAAAGCAATCGCAGGTATCACAGTAGATGCTGATACTGAAGAAGCTAGAAAGAATAAAATGAAAGCAATCATTACTTCTATTCTAGTTAAGATAAACGCTATTGAAGGTCAAGTATCTAGCTACTTAAATGAAGCAGAAGATATTGATGCTGATGTAGAGTTCTTAGATTAATAAAGGAGTAAACATATGATAAGAGTAATCGTTGGAACAACAACTCAAAGAGTTGAAAAGAATTATTCACCAGCTACTACACTAAGAGAAATCTTAGAAGACAACGCAGTTGATTATTCAGTTGCTCAAGTAATGTTAGATGGGGCTAGCTTACAAGCAGGAGACATGGATAAAACATTAGCTGATATGAATATTGCAGAAAAATGTATGCTTATCGCAGTTGTTAAAGCAAACAACGCATAATTAGTTAGAACAAATTTGAAATCGGAGAGCGTACTGCTCTCCTTTTTTGCTGTTGAAAGGAGCGTGTTTATATGTTACAGTTAAGAACTTATAAATACAATAAGACATATGCTACTCAATATTATTATGCAGGCAATGCAGAAAGATGTTCATTCGGAGATAATAATATTAGACTAGCAAACAATGGTAACTATTATTTTAGATACCCATCTGCATTAGTACATGCAGACTTACCATTACATATGAATGATATTAATTTAGTAAGAAGATATTTTCAATATGATGAATCAATAGATGATAGAGACACAGATGTAATTGAAGATATTAAATCAGGTCTACAAAATATAGCTAACGGTATATCTGAAAATGATTGTTACTTTATAACAGGTTATATAGCAGGAGAAAGTATAACTAATCCAGATTATAACTATGAGTTTATAGATACAGATCTATGGACAGAATATAAAGAAGGAGATATTAAAAATCTATTTAACAAATGTGTAGAACAAACTTCACTTCGTGAATCAGAAAGACAAGGAAGAAATATTAATCAACACATAAGAGTTTTCAAATCGACAATTAAACACATACTACTTATGCTTACAGATTATGCAGACGGAGATCAAGAATCAGAAACATTTTTAGCATTAGGTTTAGTACCAGTTATATTTAATGACTGGAAAGAAAAGTTTGAACAAGTAGAAATAGATTACTTTAAAGTATTAGTTAATCGTTCACAAGTAAAAAGAATATCTAATGTTAAAGCAACAGCTGCATTCAATGCATTAGAATCATTAGAAAAATATAAAGACATTGAAAGACAAATAAGATATAAAACTTTATTTGAACAAATAGCAGAAGCAAGAATTTATACAGCACAAAATGATTATTCAAGATTAACACGTGAAGCAGATACTGCATTATCTACATATGAATCTGCATTAAAGAAAAGACATGAGTGTGAAATCTTAATCAACCATTATAAAGAAGGAACTAATGACATCATTGAAGAATTAAATTTAGTTTCAAAGATGAAAGGTGTATATGATGTAGACCAAAGTAATAGTGGTCGTGCATTAAGAATAATATATAGAGTACCATTAGATTACTTTGATGTAGATGAAGCAGAATGTGCAATAAGAAATGTACAAGATGATGATGTTAAAAGATTTATTACAGATATATTTATTGAACAAAAATATAAACTATTTGTAAGAGTAGATGCTTACTTTACTTATAGTCAAGAAGATACATCAATAGCAAGACAAGGTTTTGGTTCTTTAGATATGGATACTTGTAGACAAACTAATGCTTTATTTAATCCTCACTATCAATTCTTTAATTGTTTAGGAGATTATAAAAGTAAATTAGTTAAAGCTATGACTGATCAAGACTTAACTTTATTTATTAACATTGGTTTAGCAGCAGCTAGAAGTATGAACTTCACTGATGGTTCAGTATGTAATAGATGGTTTAGTTGGTTATCAGATGCATTCCATAATGATTATTACAGAGATTTTAAATGTATAGAAAAAGATGGAAAGTTATATACATTAGGTCAATGGTTTGATAATAATTTTGAGGAGGTACAAAATGAAGAAGCAACTAATTAGTTTAGCACCAGTTAAAGAACAAGTAAGAGAAAAGTTAATTGAAAAATATAATACAACTTTGTTTATGAATACTTCTAAGATAGAACTTAGATTAGATATAGAAGATATATTAAATGAGTATATAGAACAACAACATTTAGTTGAACCTACAATTTATATAACACCAAATGCATATATTAAAATGAGAATGTTAGTAGATAAAACAGATAAAGAAGTAGGTTGGTATGGTACAGTTAGTCAAATGCCAGGATTAGAAGCAACATATATTATAGAAGATATTATAGTTTATCCACAAAAAGTAACAGGTACTACAGTAGAACAAGATGATGATAAGATGTTTGAATTTGAAATGAGTCTTACAACTGACCAAGTAAATCATAAAAGATTTCATGGACACAGCCATGTTAATATGGGAACAACACCATCAGGTGTAGATGAAAGTTTCTATCAAGATATATTATCTCAAGTAACTGATTATTTTATAATAACTATTACAAATAAAAAGAATGAATATACTACACGCTTCTATGATGTACAAAATAATATATTATATACGGAAGTACCAATACAATTAATGCAAGACGATGGTACATTATATTTAGATTGGTTTGAAGAAAACAAAAAAGAAATTCATGAACCAGTTTATAAAACAACAATTAAAACTACAATAAGTAAATTTAAACAAACAAGTTTATTAGATGATTGGGACTATCCTATATGGGATCCTAATCTATATGACTATATAACTGTAGATGAATACGAAGATATCTATGGTCATAAATATGAAGGACAATATGATAGATGTCGTCCAGGTAGACCTAGAAAAGGAGTGAAGAAGAAATGAATCTAAGTAAATCATTAGAGTACTTTGATCCTATAAATGATTTCCAAGGTGCAGTGCATGTTATAGGTATAGGTGCAATGGGTTCTAGAATAGCAGAACTATTAGTTAGATTAGGTATAGAAAAGATACACATCTGGGACTTCGATACAGTTGAAGATAAGAATATAACTAATCAATTATATTTTCACCACCAAATAGGTATGAAGAAAACAGATGCACTAGAAGAAATCTTAAAAGATATTAATCCTACATGCGAAATAAAAAAGCATGATAAATGGGAAGATCAAATGTTATCAGGTTATATATTTCTATGTGTAGATAGTATAGAACTTAGATATAAAATTGCAACAGCTTGTAAAGATAACATTAAAGTTAAAGGAATGTTTGATACAAGAATGAGATTAGAAGACGCACAAAGTTATGGTGCAGATTGGACTAATCAAAAACAAAAAGAAATGTTTATAGCATCAATGGATTTCACTGATGATGAAGCTAAAGACGCTACGCCTGTGTCTGCCTGCGGTACGACATTGTCTGTTGCTAGTACAGTAGTATCAACAGCAGCATTCACAGTGTCTAACTTCATTAACTTAATTCGTAAGAATAAATGTAAGTCAATGATATTCACTAATGCTTTTGAGCATACAATAGTAACAATTTAATAATAGCATTAAACTTATTTAAGTTTGCATTTAACTAGAAAGTAAATGTTCCAAGATGTTACAACAAGTATCAAAGAGTTGTAGAAGGAAGTAAGCTTCTCCAGATGATTTATCCTGAGAAAGGAGTGTATCCAAGGACCATCGAGCACGATCGAATGCAGCATCTGACGTAGAGATCCTTAAATTTACACCCTCCTAGAACATTACAAAGCAGTTCATGTACAGTTGGATTCCGGGTAACACATCACCATTATTTATAAGTATTATTAATTGTTAAGAAAGGAAAGAATATGAAAGAGAATAGAATAGATGCTTTAGAAAAAGCATTACAAGAATTAAGAAAAGAAAACTTTATGTTACATAATTTACAACATAAATTATCTAGAGATATTATTATAGCTTTAATAATATTAAGTATTCTTATACTAATAATATTCTTTAAAGTAATTTAAGAAAGGAGATTAATATGTATATAGTTAGTATTAAAAAAGATACAGTAGCTAAATCAGAAACAGCATCTATTATAGATAATTTATTTGGTGAAGAATCTGTTGAAGTTTATGATGATTATTATCATACACAAACAACAGAACTTGATACAAATTTAATAGCAATGTCTGATAAACAAAAAGACTATATAAATTACTATAGTAAAATGCTATCTGAATTTTTAGATAAACATAACATAAATGAAATGTATACTGAATTTAAAATACCTAAACACACAGGTGGATTCAGGACTATCGATGCACCTAATGATGAATTAAAATTATTTATGCGTGAGTTCACACACACATTTATTAGAGATTTTAAATTACAGTATCATGATTCTGCATATGCGTATGTTAAAAAGCGTAGTGTAATAGATGCAGTTAAACAACATCAAAATAATAAATCAAGATGGTTCTTAAAAATAGACTTAAAAGATTTCTTTGGTAGTTGTAATGAAGATTTTATAGTTAGTCAGTTATCTAAAGTATATCCATTTGCTACAGGCGGTGAATCAACTAAAAACTTTTTAAAATTATTAGCAAAGTTTAGTTGTTTAAATGGTAAATTACCACAAGGTACACCTATATCCCCATGGTTAACTAATCTTATAATGATTGAATATGATTATAAGATAACTAAGTTATTAAATAATATACATGATAAGGGTTTGAAAAAACAACGCTATGTTTATACTAGATATGCAGATGATATACTTATATCTGCTAAAGAAAAATTTGATTATCAAACTATTATAAATGAAATCAAAGAACTATTTAAAGATACACCTTTAACTATTAAAGATGAGAAAACAAGATTTGGTTCTAGTGCAGGACGTAACTGGAACTTAGGTATAATGTATAATAAAGATTGTACATTAACAGTTGGTCATAAAAAGAAAAGACAACTAAAAGATAACATATATTATTTTATTAAGTTTAAAGATAACTTTGGTATTGATGAATGTTGGTGGTTACAAGGTAACATCAGTTGGTTACAATCTGTTGAACCAGAATATACTAAAGGTCTATTAAAATATTATAAAGATAAATTTAATGTAGATATTATTAAAGAATTAAGATTAAAGATTAAGTCTCTAATATAATTAGATACTAGACAATTTGTTTCTAATATGATACAATATATGTATCAGGTAGATACAGCTCAGAGTGAGTGTACCTGAGTGATACGAAAATAATAAATACGTTTAATCTTGCGAACCTGCTGAGATTGTTCTGCCAACGGGCAAACAATCACAGCTGGACGCCAATTAAACTTAAGATTAGTAGTATCGATTATAAAGGAGGTATAAAATGTTAACAGGAATCGAAGAACAAAGTATGCCACAACAAAGATTAGATGAGATAGAGTTTTATAATTATATAAAGAAACTATTAGAACAGTATAATCATAGTGTAGTTGTCTTTGATTTAATAGATGTTTTCGCAACCTTTGGTGAAATTGTTCCAGCTACTATAAAGAAATTAGTACAACAAGTATATATTGGTGATGCTAATTTAGTACCAAGTAGAGAAGAACAATTAATAGTATACAGAAAGAAAGGTTATTCGATGAGACAGATCAGAGATATTACAGGTATACATCCTAACACTCAATATAGAATGTTAGAAGCTATGCGTAATAATAGAAACTTAAGACCATCAATAGCACCTAGATTAGATGAAGATACTTACCATAGTATGAAAACATTTATGAATGAAATTAAAAAATTTAAGGAGGTATAATATGTCTAAACTTAAGATGATGGATATACAATTTAGAGATGATGAAACCGACATGCTCGAGATGCAAGACTTTATGAATGAGATAGGACAAGAAGCATTGTTTATGAATCATTATGAACTATCTCAAAAGACAGAAATATCTCCAATCTTATGGAAGAAGTTTCTAACAGATGTTAGAGTAGCAGCATTCATTAATGAAGAATTAGAAATGTTAAAGAAGTCTAAAGTAGCTGTAATGCTTAAAGATGTAGAATTAAATAAAAATACAGGACAGGCACAGTTACTTAATACATTATTAAATCAAACTAAAACAGAACAAAAGAAAGAAGGACCTGTGTTTATTTATACACAGATACCTTTGAATGATGTTGAACAACATGCAGAAAATGTGGTGATGGTAGATGGCGTTAACCCTTTTGAAGATTACAAGTAATGCTGATAATGTTAAAGGTACGGGAAGATATAATAAAGAAGAAGTCTTCCCTTGTACTGAAACATTACTTAGAAAAGCAGGATACAATAAAGATACTATTAATAATGTATTAACTAGACAACAAATTATTAAAGATAAATTACAAGATAAAACAATAAAAGATTTAAGACCTTATCAAATTGATGACGTAAAATTTATAGCTGCAAGAAAGAACTGTGCATGTTTTAATGAACAACGTACAGGTAAAACACCTACAGCTTTAAGATCATTATTAGAAAGAAATGTAAATAAGTTTTTAATAGTTGCTCCTGCATCTACAATATATACATGGGCCAATGAAGTTAGAAGATGGAACAAACAAGAATGTATTGTAGTAGATGGTACAGCAACTAAAAGAAAAGAATTAATTGAGAACTGGAATCAAGGTGGACTAGTAATCAGTTACGAATGTTTAAGAGAGGTAACTAGATACAATGAGAAGACACATGAATATACTATTACGGGTGATTTATATTATATTAAGAAACATCTTCAAACAATAGAAGCATGTATATTAGATGAAGCACATAGAATAAAGAATCATAAATCTAAACAAGCAGAAGCAATGTTTAGTTTATCAGGTATTCCAATTAAGATAGCATTAACAGGAACACCTGCACCTAATAAACAATATGAAATATATAGTATATTACACTGGTTATTCCCTAATATATTTACAGGCTACTGGAGATTTATAGATTACTATTTTATACAAGAAACTAAATATAATGCTACAGGAGAATACACAGAGATATCTACATTTAAACCCGGTAAAGATGTTGAGTTACAACAGTTTTTAAATATTGTGTCTACACGCCGTTTGCGTGCGTCGGTTATGGAGTGGTTACCAGAGAAAGATTATGAAACCATTAAACTTAACTGCACTAAAGAACAACTTAAATACATGCAAGAGTTAAGAGATAACTTTGAAGTAGGTAATGCAGAAGTTATGGCAGTAAATGTATTAGATGTTCTAATTAAAACTAGACAATTATGTTTATCACCTGAAGTATTAGAACTTAAGAGTAAGTCTCCTAAGATAGAATGGATTAAACAATATCTAAAAGATTATCCTGATAAAAAAGTTTTAATCTTTAGTAACTTCACTAAATGGTTGAAACTATTAGGAAAAGAAATAGGTTGTGATAATCTTATCATAGGAGAAACTAGTAAATCTAAAAGAGAAGTATTGAAAAATGATTTCCAAGATGGTAAGATAAAAGTGTTACTACTAAACATAAAAGCAGCTAAAGAAGGAATCACTTTAGACACTGCTTCAACAGCAATATTCACAGATAAGTATCCACCAGTAGGAGATATAATGCAGGCTGAAGATAGGTTTGTAGCAACAACAAAAGACAAAAAAGATTTAGGTCATACAATAATAAACTTAATCATGAAAGATACATACGAAGAAAACATAGAAGCACTTCTAGAAAACAATGCAAGTGATATAGACATAATAAATAATTATATTAATTATTTGAAAGGAGGTGCATAACATGTTGAATCAAACAGTAATCATAGGTAGAATCATGGAAATTAATACAGATACTAATGAAATGCTTATTAAAGTTCCAAGAAGTTATAAGAATGATAAAGGTACTTATGATGAAGATATAATCCCAACAATGGTATCGTCTAATATCATGGACAATGTAAAAGAATATTGCAAAGTCGGTGATTTAGTTGGTATAAAAGGTAGACTAGAATCTAAAGATATGAGACTATCTGTAATAGGAGAGAAGATTACATTCTTAAGTTCTAGCAAAGAAGGAGGTGAGTAAGACATGGTAAATAATTTCCGTAAGGTTGAACGTCAAAAAGTTAAAGCATCTATTATGATTGAAGGTCTTCAAGGTACTGGTAAATCTGGATTAGCATTAGCACTAGCTAAAGTATTAGCAAGTGACTGGAATAAAATATATGCTATAGACACAGAAAACCAATCATTAGATTTATTTGATACAATCAAATTAAATACTGGTGAAGTTGTTAAAGACTTTAATAAAGTAGACTTAACTGTAGACGATGGTTTTGCACCAAGTAATTACGCTACACTAAGAGACCAAGCTATTGAAGCAGGAGCTGAAGTAATCATTATGGATTCAATATCACACATGTGGAATCGTAAAGGTGGATTATTAGATAAAGTAACTGAAGCACAAGCTAATGGTTTAGATAGTTATCGTAGTTGGGGTACTGATGAGAATAGAAAAGAAAAGGAATTGATATTCGATTTAGTTCGTTCACCTAAAGCACACATCATTACAACTGTTAGAGATAAAGAAAAGTTTGGTATGGAGTTTGATGAAGCTAGAGGTAAGAACAAAGTTGTATCTCTTGGAGAACAACAAGTACAACAAGAAGGACTAAAGTACGAACCAGATTTAGTTTTAAGAATGGTATCCGCAGGTGCACCAGATGGTACAGCACCAGTTGCTGAAGTATTAAAATCAAGATATACAATCCTTAGAGTTGGAGAAGAATATGAGTTCACTGCTGAATTGCTTGAACAAATAAGACAATATCTAGCTGAAGGTGCAGATCCAGAAGTAATACTTAAAGCACAAAAAGAAGAAATTATTAAGGCAATTAAAGAATACTGTACAACTCCAGCAAGAAAGAGTGTATGGAAAACTTTAAAAGAATCTGCAGGCTTTGACGGTAAGCTAGAAGATATGCCAATAGAAATAATGAAACAATTATATCGTCAATTAATTTCAGATTAAGGAGAACAATATGGAAAACGAAAATGTAAAAGCAAGTCAACTATATATTAAAGATGATGGTTCTATAGGTGAACAACCATTAGAAGATACATTAGAAATAGAAAAAGTTGATTATAAAAAATTAGATAAAGTAGACTTAATAAGATTATGTAATGAGAAAGATGCTACTCTTAAATCTTATGAAGCAGAAAGAAACAATAGACAAGATGCTTTCAATAAAGAAATAGAAGATATGAATACTTATTACGTAGCAAGAATAAATGAACTTAAATCATTATTAAAATATTATGAAAGAAAGTTTACACTAATAAAAGATTTAATAAATATTGAGAAAGGAGAAGAAAACCATGATACAATTCAACGCACTACCAACAAATAAACCTAGTCAAAATAGTATTAAGAACGGTAGATATACTGCTACAGTTTTTAAAACAGAAATAAGAACAGGTAAAGAAACTAATAATGAATATTTAAATGTTTCATTTTTATGTGATGGTGGTGGATTCGTTAACGAAAATTATTTCGATAGCGATAAACCATTCTTACAATATAAACTTGGTCAACTTCTAAAAGCATGCAACGTTAATCTTGAAGGTGAAGGTACACTTAAAGATGTTGCAAAGGTTATCAAAGGAAAGAAAGTTATCATTGATGTTGTAGTAAATGATAAAGGATATGGTTCATTAGATTATTCAGGTAATAATGATGGTATCTATCCAGTTACATCAGCAGAAACTGAAAATGATGCACCTGCACTTGATACAGATCTAGACCAAGCAATAGATGATGAAGACTTTTAATGTCATTCTTTGAATATTATTTCAGTGATTATGATTTCAGTAAGAAGGAGACAGCTGTATGCTGTCCCTTCCCACATCACACTGAAAACGGAATAGAATATTATGAGACTAATCCTAGTGCTCATATAAATAAAGATAAAGGATTATTCCATTGCAAAGTCTGTGATAAAGGTTTAAGTGAAATCGCATTCATATCTGAAATCTTAGGATGCACTTATGAATCTGCGACAAAAATAAATAAACTATTCACATCTAAAGAAGACATATTTACATGGACAAACAATGTTGAACTAACTGAAGAACAACATAAGATTGCAAATGATTTAGGTATCTCTGATAGAGTAATAAAAGAATTAAGTATTGCTACTGAAGTTGGAGATGAACTAGCATTCCCAGTAACTATGTATGGAAAGATAGTGGATGTAAGAAGTTATAGACCATTTGACAGAGCAAATAAAATTAGAAGTAGAGTCGGTGCAATCAGTGGATTAGTTATACCATTTGATATTTGGAAAGACACTGATACAGATAAATGGACAATCCTATGTGCTGGTGAGAAAGATATGGCAGTATGTAGAAGCCACGGTTTTAATGCAATAACTTTAACAGGTGGTGAGAAAGCAACACCACGATTCATTTCTCCATTTAAAAATAGAAAGATTGCTATCTGCTATGACAATGATGAAGCAGGTATACAAGGAGCTAAAGCATTAGCTGCATATCTATATCAGTACGTAGATGAAGTTAAAGTAGTCACTGGCTTTCATGAAGTTTGTAAAGAACACGGTGAAGACATTACAGACTTCTTTACTAAATATAAAAAAGATAAAGAAGATTTAATTAAATATATTAAAGAAGCCCCTGTATTTACACAGGAAGAAGCTAAAGAAGAAATAGTTAAACGCTGTCCAAGAGTTACATTATTGGAAGCAAGTAAACCTCAATATATAAATAGAGTAGTACAATCTAATGTACAAGTAGTAGCCACATATGAAAAGGCTATGCCAGTACCAACAACTATCTATGCAAAGAAAGTAAACGTAACAGGAGATCCAAAAAATAATCAAATGTTAATTGGTGAAGAAAGAAGTTGGGAACTAAATGAAAAGAATTGCCAAGATATTTTAAAATTGATTGATAATAATTTTACTGAGGAACAAATAAGATTAAACATACGAGATATACTTCGTATAAATAAATCTGAAAAAGATGTAGTTATAGAGAAACCTACAAAAGAAACTGTTTATCAATGTAACGTTACAGACCTATTTGAATTAACAACAAAAGACGTAGCGACTATTGAATTAAATGCATACGTCTTAAAGAAAAGATTAGAGAGTGGCAAGAAATATTTAGTTACTTATAAATTGGTACCACATCCTTACAAAGGACAACAATTAACAATGATTATTATAGATGCAGAAGAAGTTGCAGATAGTGTTACAAACTTTGTAGTAACTGATGAAGTAAAGAGTCAGTTAAATAAGTTTGTGAATCTAGAAGGTTCAGTTAAAGATCGTATAGAAAAATTAACTGAGATGGCTAAAGCATTTATAGGATATGATGGTTATAATAAATTAATACAAGCTATAGATTTAAGTTATCATACAGTACTTGAATTTGATTTTGGTTCATTTAAAAATGTACGTGGATATCTAGACACGCTAGTCGTGGCAGAGTCTCGTGTAGGTAAATCAAGTACAGCTGAAGCATTACAAAACTTATATGGCTTAGGTGCATTCACATCCTTAGCAGGAAACAGTGCAACTATACCAGGACTTATAGGTGGTAGTAATAAAGTAAATGGTAACTATCAAACTAGAGCTGGTTTAATACCTATGAATCATAGAGGTTTAATAATATTCGAAGAACTTGCTAAGTGTAATGGAAACTTAATTAGAGAGTTAACTGATATTCGTAGTAGTAACCAAGTAAGAATTGCTAGAGTATCGGGTACATTAACATTACCAGCATTAGTTAGAATGATTACATTAACTAATGTTGTAGCTCATAACGGTAGAATCAAACCTATTAATGCATATCCAAATGGAATAGAAATATTGCAAGACTTAATAGGTACACCAGAAGATATGGCAAGATATGATTTAATGTTAGTTATGGGAGATTCAGGTAATAAAGTAATCGACCCATTCTGGGAACCACAACAACCATTTGAAATAGAAGATTATAGAACTAGAATCAGATGGGTATGGAGTAGAAATCCAGATCAAGTAATTATAGATAAAGAAACAGGTCAATATATATTAACTAAATGTAATGAACTAAATGCAAAGTATGATTCACATATTAAAATCTTTGGTACAGAAGCTTGGAAGAAAGTATCTAGATTAGCTATAGCAATAGCAGGATATCTAGTATCAACAGATAATACTTATGAAAAGATTATTGTAACTAAAGATCATGTTGATTATGCATGTAAATATTTAGTTGATTGTTATGATAATCCTACATTTAAATTTAGAGAATATGTAGAAATGGAAAGACAATACAGTGAAATAGATGATGACGGTGTTGCTTTATTACAAGAAATATATAATCAAAATCCTAGTGTATGTCTACAATTAGAAAGATTATCTAGAACTAATAGACAAAACTTAATGAGTGCATCTGGTTTAGACAGTGAAATGTATAATAAACTAATGCAAAAATTAACACAAGGATTATTTATTCAATATGAAACTTATGACATCATACCTACTCAAAGATTTAGAAAAGGTATGTCGATGATAAATCGATCAGGTCACATACATAAGGTAGGTGAACAAGATGCGTAGGTTAAGAGACATTCAATCAGAGATTACAACTAAACAAGATTTATTAGATGTAATAGGATTATTTAAATCCGGTAAACCAGATGTAATATTCTTTGATACAGAGACTGATGGATTACATATTAAGAATAATAAACCATTCTTATTACAATTTGGATTCGTAGTTAATGTAGATGAGTTACATATATTCACAGTAGATAGAGAATTATATCCAGAGTTATTTGAACAAGCAGTATTAACTATGTTTAAATTAGCTGAAAGATGTGAACATCTATGTGGACACAATGTTAAGTTTGATTTACATATGTTAGCTAATTTAGGTTATGAATATAAAGGAAATAACTTAACAGATACTATGGTAATGATTAGAGTAGCACATGATGCTCTTACACCAGAGAATGGTGGACCACCATTAGGATTAAAAGAATATGCAACAATGTTTATAGA